AAACATACCACCCTTACTTCCGCGCGGGATTTTGCGGTTTTTCTCCTGCTTTTTGCAGATAATTTGCAAATAATTGGACTTTTTTGTGAAGATGTGATAGATTGGTATCATGGCGGAAAATGAAAATGATGCCTTCCGCGCCCTTGTGCAGAAGGTCATAGAAAGTTACAGGAAACTTCTCAATCAGGGTATGGCGCTGGATGTATGTCGCGTTCAGGGAAAAATGAGGGCCATGATACTCCGCGACAGCGAGTTCATAAAAGAGACACGCGCGATACGTGCGGAGAAATACCTCAACGAGCTTAACGAGATAGAGGACATATATCAGGCAGCGACACGCATGGGTCAGGACGGTGATGATTACGACGACCGTGCCGCTTCAGGCCGTGACCTCATGGACGGCAGGAAAAGAAAACCAAGTGACAGGAAAAAATCAAACGATAAGGACGCCCTTGCCATGCAGCTCAAGGCTGCCTCAATGAGACGGGAGCTTATGAGCCTTACTGCCGACGACGCTTCGGACAATGAGGAAAGCGCGGTAAACTTTTTCTTTACGGCCCTTACCCGTGAGGAAATGGAAATGATGAAGCAGGTCGAGGTGAATCACGGAACTGCCTCGGAGGACGGAGCTTTCAAGGGAATGTCGGGTGAGAACACTCAGGACGTTGCCTCTCAGGCAAAGAAAAGGAAACAGCAGACTGAGAACAAGTACCTTGCAGAAGAGCCAGAAGAAAATTACGGCAGTGATGAGAATGACATGTTTGAAGTGCTTCCTGACGGAACACTCAGGGAGAAGTCATAATGGCAGACAATACCGTTCTTCTCCTGCCTCATCAGGAGCTGTTCCTTCAATCCCCTAACAATTTTAAGGATATACGCTGGCACTTCCTGCTCGCAGGCTACGGTGCAGGAAAGACGCGCTCGCTTGCAATCGCGGCCCTTCACATAATCGCGGAGCTTGATGGTGAGAAAGACGACGGCGGGCTTTACGCAAAGATTGCTGTTGCGGGATTTACCTATGCTCATCTTGAGCAGACATTTTTGATTGATTTCAAGGCGTATCTTGATGCCTCAAAGACACCATATCACGAGGACACAAAAGACCATATCATAACGGTCGGAACTGTGCAGGTAATGTTCCTGCAACTTTCTGACCCGGGAAAGATTTTCGGTCAGAGTATATATTGTTTGGTTGGCAATACTAAATGCCTGACGAAGTCGGTGAGTGGCACTATACTGTATAAGAAGTTGAAGAACATCTGTGTCGGAGATACTGTGCTTACCAGAGCTGGCTGGCGTAAGGTGCAGGCTGTTATGAATAATGGCAAAAAGCGTGTTACGGCTAAAGCCGGACTTATAGGTACACCTGACCATAGAATACCTACCGTATGGCAGCGTAATATTCAGCTTCAAGATGCTGATAGAGGCACTTATTTTGGTGTTTCTAAAAGGAAGGTACAGATATGGCAAGAATTAAATCAGAAGCTGGAAGTCTTAAGGCAGACATTGTTGACTTTGACGATGTGCGGTACTACCGATACCCTGATAGTCCTCGACACGATAGGAGCTGTTACTACTGGAGTAAAAGCCATAAACCGCTGCATCGCGCTATATGGGAAAAGGCTAACGGGCCAATTCCTGAAGGATGTGTCATACATCACAAAGACGGGAATACTCTTAACAACACTATTGAAAATCTTGAGTGCCTGTCGAAAAGCGAGCACAGCACGTATCACGGGAAAGAGCACGGCGGAGCTGTCACTCCTGAGACTAAAGGTACGCTTGTATGCGATGTATGCGGAGCACATTTTGAAGGTGCTGTCGGACACAGACAGTATTACACGTGTTCAGAGCACTGTAGAAATATCGCTCAAAGGGTTGTACAGCGATACCTCGGTACTCTTGAGTATGTTCCACAGGTGCAGACACGCAGAAGTTCTCGACACGAAATGGCTTGTGAGAATTGTGGAAAGATGTTCACATCTATCAAGCCAACTGCTCGTTTTTGTTCTAAAAAGTGCAGAGACGCTTATACTTGGCGAGAGGGAAAGACCACAATTCAAAAAAACGGGTACCACACTCTTACCTGTGCCGTTTGTGGAAAAGAGTTCAAATCTCGCAATAAGGATGCTAGATGCTGCTCACAGCATTGTGTTAATCTTTACAGGTGGCATAAGGACAGTGTATGACATTACTGTAGATGACTGCCACGAGTTTGCTACGGATAGTTGTTTTGTGCATAACTGCGCTCTTGCAGATGAGATAGACGAGCTGGAAGAAGATACAATGATTGAGGCAATGAAGTCTCTCTCGCAGCGTGTGCGTCAGATTATGCCGAACCATCGTGCACCCTATATCATGGCTGCTTCTACCGCTCAGGGTATGAAAGGCTTTTACCGTCTGTACTCGCACTATAAGAAATCAGGCGTAGGCTTTGTTCTGACACGCGCCCGCACACAGGACAATTGGTACCTGCCTAAGGAATACATTGAGGACTTGTGGAAGAACTTCACGGAGACTGAGAGAAAGGTTTACATGGAAGGCGAGTTCCTCACCGTCACACAGGGACGTGTCGTTCCGGGCTTTGACTGGGACAAGAACTATGACGGAAGAAGCGACATGGACTTGGAGCTTACCCCGGGAGAAAGGGTTTACATCGGCATGGACTTCAACACGGGTTACTGCCGAGCCTCTGCTTGGGTTTCAAGGGACGGTATTGCGCACTGCGTGAAGTATTACGATTTCCCCGACCCTGCCGAAAGCGCGAAGGTTTTCAGGTACGATTTCCCTTATCAGGACATCTTTTGGCTTCCTGACGTTACGAGCAAAGATTTATACCCGCAGTATGCAAGAGAGCTTAGGAACTACGGTATTCATATCATACACAGAACCAAGTCGCCGCTCGTTGAGGACAGCTGCTTCTTGTTGTCAAAATTGTGTTTGCAGGGTAGACTGATGATACATTCACAGGCTTCGGAAGTGGCTGACGCGCTTGCGACTGCCTCTAGGGACAAACAGAATAAAATCCCTAAGGGCGTAGGGCCTTCAAGTCCTATCCATGCGGTTGACGGCGCGAGGTATGCAGTGTCGTACATGGCTTTGGTACTCCCTGAATACAAGGACATCAGGCGCGGTCTTATGCAGCACCTTCCGAGCTTCAGGCGGTCGCTTGAGGAAGGCGACATTATTACAAGCCCTGTAAAATATAACGGCGCGGGATATATGCAGATAGAGGGCGAGGCTTTTCTCTAGGAGGATAAAATGGCTTTATGGAATGACGTATGGCGGGAAATTGAAGGTTCGGGAACAAGCAACACACGTGAGAACAATATCACGAAAGTACGGGATGCCTCGTCTTTTAAGGCCATGCCCCTGTCAAGTCAGGAGCGTGTAAACAAGAAAATCGCGGACGCTGAGTTCAAGAACGTCAAGAAAATAATGCCTGACGTTATGAGCGCGAAGGAGCTTAGGGAGCGTGTGAACGAGCGTCTCGCTCCTGCTGTCTTGAATTGTTATCACTCTAAGGGAACACTCATCCAGCGCGTCACAGACCAAATGCCGGGCTTCGGCATAAATCCGGGAATTGGAGGTGCGACTTCAGCTTGGGGCACAGGCTTTGCAGGAAACGAGGTGAACGGAGCTGGTATGCCGGGCCGTGACCCTGCCTCAAGCCTCAGGATTGTCCCGAACGTGTGGATTTCTCCTGCCGAGGCGAACGCAATTTATTCTCAGAAAGGTATTCCTGAGCTTATCATTAAGAAAAAATCTCAGTCTATCCTCATAAACGGCGTGCGTATCAGAAACTCGCGCCTTTCTCCTGAGCAGCTCAATAAAATTAAGGAGAACGTTGTGCGCCTTGAGCTTGCAGACCACATAGCTCAGGCTACCAACTGGTCGCTCGTGTACGGCGGAGCCTTGATGTTTCCTATGTTCAATAAGGACAGTCCTGTCTCAATGCACCTTCCTATGCAGGCTCTTTTAAAGGCAGGCATTTTGAGGAAGAATTGTGTCAGCCGTTTTGTTACTCTCGACAGGTGGAACACCGTGCATATCCCTCAGTGGAACCCGACTGCTGCGGATTTTCAGACGCCTAAGAAGTATTTTATCCCGTTCCTTGGCTGTGACGTGTCAGGCGAGCGTTGTGCGCGTATCGTGACGGCTCCTCAGGCAGGCTATCTTGGAAACATTATGACTATGGGCTGGGGTATCTCGGACATGAACGGCTGGTATGAGAGTGTACTGAATTACATGACAGTCATGTCTACTATCCCGACAATGATAAATCAGATGTCGCTTTTGGCACGTACAATCAACGTTGACGGTGTTTTGGCAACCGAAGGCGAGCTTATCTTAGATGAGATTGCAAAGCAGGACACTGTACGCGTCCGTCACTCTTCGACTGTGGACGACCCTATCAATCTTGATGTTATCGGAAACCTTCAGGCTATTCAGCGTGACTTCAAGGAAGTTCCTGAGCTTACGCGCCTTATCCGTCAGGACTTCTGCGCTAGGGCAAACATCCCTGAGGAGCTTATCCTCTCCTCTGAGAGGGGTGCCTTCTCGTCAGGCGACACTACAGAAGGCGCACTTGAGAAGCAGTGGGAGGCTATCAAATATATCCACAAGGATGTTGCACGCCAGCTGCGCTATATTGTGAATATTCTTGTGATTGACACGCTCGGCGTAGACAGAGATATTCTTTCTGCACTGCCTTATACAACCATTGAGTTTGATAATCCGGCTCTTACTGACGCTCAGAAGAAGGCCGACTTCTTCAAGAAAATGATGGAAGGCTTCTTTGACGAGGTATCAGGACTTGTTCCTGCACATATTGCGCTCAAGATTGCTTCTGACGTCGGCGAGACTGACCTTCCTATCGACAGCTCTGTCATTGAGGAACTCAAGGCCCGTCAGGATAAGCTCGATAAGCAGAATGACGAGAAGCACGCGCTTGAGATGGAGCAGATGAAGGCTCAGATGAAGGCTCAGATTGACAACTTGGAGAACTCTCCGGTCTCTTCTCCTGCCTCAGGCGGTAAGCCTGCTGGAAATCCTGACAAGAAGGGTCATAGCTATGATAACAGGCTTCAGCAGAAACAGAGCGAGCATGTGTCGTCAGGCGGAAAGCAGTTCCAGCGGTTGCAGAAGGCGCAGAGCTAGAGAATGTTGACAGATAATTGAATTGGGTGTAGGATTGTGCTATGAGTGTAAAAATTAAGGTTTATGACAACATAGACGGACTTGACTTGCAGACTGTTGAGGATAATCCCTCAAAGCCTTATATAGCCGTTAAAAAGTGTCGTATGCTCCGCTCAGGCGTTCAGCTTTATGCTAGGGACGAAGTTCCGCAGGAACTCTTGGCTCAGCTTCCTGTTGAAAAGCAGAACCAGCAGCTTTTTAAGGTTTACCGCAGGCCTGAGGCAGTCGTAAAGCATCTCAAAGATTTCAATTATCTTCCTTTCGTTAATGGTCATCCGAAAGATGACGTTACTCCCGATAATGTGCGTAAGCTTGAGATTGGCCGTGTAGGCGGTCAGGCAACTCTTGTTACGCTTGATGACGGTAACGTTTATGTCGAAAATGACCTTGTAATGGACGACAGAAGCTCGTATAATGAATATAAGAATGGCAAGAAGGAGCTTTCAATCGGTCTTGAGGCCGTATGGATTGTTTCTGACAGCCCGGAATACGATATGGAGGTTGTGGATTTTACAAACGTAAACCACTTGGCCCTCGTTCCTCGCGGAAGAGCTGGCAGCCTCGCTAAAATTACGGATACTATGGCGGCGGTCAGCCGCGCAAGCATAGGAGGAAATAGCATGAACGGATTTCTTAAAATGTTCGGCATTGGCAAGAACAAAGACGGTGCGGCTGACTTCAAGCTCAGTAAAGCTGTTTTTGACTGCGCTGCAAAGATTGCGGACGCAAAAACCAAGCCTGAAGAAACCGAAGCTGAGGTTACAAAGGTAATGGGACAGGTTGCCCGCCTTGGTGACAGTGACGACAGGAAAGTTCTTGTCGGAATGGTTCAGGACGCTCTCAAGGGAGCAACAGACCTCGTGGCAGCTGACGAGGAAGCAAAGAAGAAGGTTGCAGATGCAATCGACGGTCTTTACGGAAAATGTCAGGATGCTGACGAAGCCAAAACTAAGGCAGTCATTGACGAAGTGCTCAAAGGTTGCGGTGACGGAAAAGGTGAGCCTGAAAAGAAAGATGATGATGGCAAGGGTAAGGACGAGCCTGGAAAGAAGGACGCTCCTCAGAAAGATACTGCTGAAATCATTGAGGCAGCAATCACAAAAGCTCTTGACAGCAAGATTGACACTCTCGTTCAGGGTGCAGTCAATAAAGCTCTTGGCATTGAAAACAAGGGTGGTGCGACAGGACAGCAGGCAGACAATGCACCGCAGTTCAGCGACGCAGACCTTTTGCAGAACGCTTGGGGCATGTAAGGAGGAACGCAGATGGCATACTCAACACCTGATGCAAAGATTTCTGTTACAGGACAGAAAGCATGGAGGGGAACCGATAAGTCGAACGGTATTTTGATGCTGGGTGACAGTGTTCCTCATATTGAAACTTCTTATTCTGAAATGGTTTTGGGAGACGACCTGACAACATTGGGCCTTCCTTACATTCCTTTCGGAAATGCAGTTTGGTACGACGACAGAGACCTCGCAAGCGGAAAATACGCTAAGGTTTACGGCTCAAAGCCTGCCAAAGGCGCAGTTTTTGCGGGTATCGTGAAATATGAACAGGGAGTTATGACAGGCTTCCCTATGAACGCAAAGAGCGGTTATTCAAACGGTCTTATGCCTCACATGAAAGGTACTCTCATTAAGAGGGGTTTTGTTTGGTACAAGGACGTATTCGCCGCTGCAACAGGAACTACAAAAGTTGACTTCAAGGACATTACACGCGACATGTGTTTGTTCGTAAGAAACGCAGGTGGTCTCCCTGTTTTGGCAGTGCCTACAAGCTACACAAACGGTGTTCCTACACTCGCTAACTGTACTTTCGTGGGTACGATTGAACAGCTTGAGCCTGAGACAGAAGGCGTACTCATCAACATTGGTTTTGATGTTCGCACTTCTATTGCTGAGGCAACAGAGTAAGGTAAGGGAGGAAACTGGTTATGAAAATCAATGCAGCAGGCCGTTTCGGCTCATTTGCAGGCAAGGCAGCACAGTTCTTGGAAACAAACTATCCGGGACGTATTGACGCAGCCTCATGCCGTTTGTTCATTGGCTCGAACAAAGACAGTGCTCCGGGAACCGAAGCAGGTTACCGTATCACTGGTATGGCTCGCAACGCCACACCGCTTTACATGGAGCTTCCTGAGAAAATCCTTGCAAAGTCGATGATTGCGAACGCTGACGCAGTTATGGGAGGACAGCAGTTCACAAACAAGTGCTCTGACGCTGCCCGTGACTTCATTCAGAACGCTATCGCAGGCGTTATGTCAAAGGGAAAGACTTTCGACGAAGCCAAAGCTACAGTTTACAAGAATATTCCTCTTGTAGGCTACCGCGACCCTAAGACACATGAAATGGTTGCAACACCTTTTATTAAGGGCGTGAACGACGCTGATATTATCAGCATGCAGGTTCCGTTTTGGAACATCACATACTTAAACAAAATCTACAAGCAGCCTATGCTTACAGGCTACGCAAAGCACCTTGTTTCTGAGGTCGGCGTACCTAACGTTTGGGCAGACGCTGTTTCGATTTGGACTATGAGCTTTGAAGGTATGGCTCGTCTTGCAAACGTCGCTAAGACAACAGGACAGCACAATATCAACGAAGCCTCAAAGGTAAGAACACATCAGATGATTTCTGAGTTCGTAAACATGGTTGCGGACTTCGAGACTTCTCCTGCTGACAGCATTTATGGTGGTCTTTCAGGAAATCCTCTGACAAACGCTGCTATCGGCGAAAACGAAAAATACACTCGTTTTATGCTCGAACAGCTCCACAACGCATTGATTTACTTCGGTGACAATGCCGCAGGCTTTGACGGACTTGCACAGCTGACAAGTGAAATCCAGTGGGATGAAGCTCCTTTCGAGTACATCTACGAAGATGCCACAAATCAGACAAAGGGTGCTGACATGCTCGAAAAGCTCAACTATCTCATCGGTGGCTGGCTTGAGGAACTCAACTTCCTGCCTACAAAGGTTCGTATCTGCTGTTCACCTACAATGTACAAGTGTTTGAAATGGTCTTTGACATCTAAGGTTTACAACCAGTCAAGCCCGTTGAAATTCATCAACGAAGCCTTTGACAACAATGGAAACCGCTTCATGTCAACAACTCCTGTTCAGAGCATGGACGCAGTACAGCGCATTTATGAGTTCTGTGCTGACCCTATGCTTGCCGCAACAGACGAGGACAAAGGTATCATCAATCCGTTCAACGACAATGATACAGACCTTATGTATGTTACATTCCCTGAGTTCCACTCAGACATGGAAGATGCAGGTCTCACTGACGTTGTTATGGCTCCTGTTGCCTTTGACAACATGGTACTTCCTTACTTCTACGGCAACAGCCGCGACGGTCAGGGACGCACAATGATTAAGCGTGTAGGTTCTATTCTCTGCCCTGTACAGGGTGCAGTGAAGATTATTCGTGGTATCGGTAAGAACCCGAACTACACACCTTCGACCTAATCAAATCAAGCCGTAGTGCCCCCGGCGGATAGGGGCACAGGAGCTTAGAAATGAAATACATTCAGAATACATACACTTCTGACATTCAAATCCAGCTGAAGGAAAACGGACACTTCTTGAAGTCCGTTGACTTCGGCAGATACTTAATTGACCGCGCCACAGGTCAGGTAGTAAACGACGGTTTTACCGAAGTTGAAGATGATGATTATGCGCTTCTTGAAAAGAACAACGCTTTCAAGATGGTTGTAAACAAGGGCTGGCTTGTCGTTTCTGACAAGGCACCGCTTAAAGCTGGCAGCTTCGAGCAGATGCTTGAGGCACAGGCTCGTATTAAGGAGCTTGAGGCTGAAAACGAAGAGCTTAAATCCAAGGTTAAGGACATCGAGGCTTACGCAGCCGAGAACAAAGAACTCAAGGAAAAGCTCGCAGTCTACGAAAAAGCTGCTGATGCAGGCACAGCTGATAGTGAAGCTGCTTCCACAGAAACAAAGGAAACAGGAAAGGAAGCTAAGGCTGGTGGCAATAAAGCAAAAGGTAATGCAAACAAAAAGTAACGAGGTTTGATTATGGAAGCGTTCTTTCAGGGTGGGCTTCCTGCGAGAATTACGCGGGAGGACTTCCGCAGATTTTATCTTGCAAACTTTCCAAAGCTCGCTGAAGGTCACGATGACATAATCGACCAAGCCATTGAGGCTGTCTACACGTCGTTCCACGGTGTTTCGACATTGTGGGACGTGCATGACAAGCAGACATGGTTTGATAAGACAAGGCTGTGCTATACACATCTTACCGCTTGGTATATATGTGATATGCACCCTAAGTACGCGGCAGGTGTCCCTGTTATGGGAGGCGTACCAATTAAGAGAAAGAAGATAGGCGGAGTGGACATCACGTTTCAGGACAGCCCGGCTTCTTCCTCTGACCTCTTGTCAGGATTGCTTTCCAATCCGTTCGGCAAGCAGGCGTACATGATGATTAAAGCCTCCGCAAAACGGACGGCGTTGCGTTAAGGAGGACTTTATGACTAAAACAGAAAAAAGGTATTTTACAGTTACGACATCATGCAAAATCGGGGGCGGACAGTATGTTCCAGGCGTTTGCTACCTCCTGACTGAACTGATTACTGTCTCGGTAGAGCAGCTTGCCTCAGAAGGTAAAGCCTCTATTTACAATGAAGAGGTTCGCATGGTCAGCGGCAGGGCTGTTCCTGTTGCTAGAAGCTCAAAAATCGCTGCTTCTGAGCAGGCTGTGAAGGGGAACGGGAACGATGTGTCCGCCGTAGCATCGGCTTCCGCCACGGAGACCGCTTCACAGTCTACTCAGACGGTCGTACAGAAGGCAGCTTCTCAGTCTAAGAAAAGGGCTAAGAAAAGCGGCATAAGGTTCTAAATGGCTGTATATGGAGCGCAGCTCGCGGTATTCCCGGAGCTTTTTGAGGATTATGACATATTCTCAATGCACCCGCTTGACAAGGGCGGGTGGTCGGAACGGACTAAGATAAAGTCCGTTTCTGCGTATATATCCATGACTAAGCCTGCGAAGGCTGGTATTGAGGACGGGAACTTTGAGAGCAATCACTCAGGCTCTATGTGGGTTGACCACGAGGACGGTGAGGAGCATATTCCGCAGGGCTGCTATGTCTCTTATGGTGGTGAAACCTATAAGATAATTGACGATGACCCTTACATTAAGGAAGGCGGCTTCTGCGAGTATAGGCTTCAGATTGTTAAGGGAACGGATGGCACACAGAAGCCTGTTCCTGAGGTTGAGCAGAGGATTATTGATGACTACTAAGTATCGTCCGAGCCGCATGAGGCTTAATGCAGTCGAGAAGCTCACATGGGATGACCTCAGGGAAGGCGTTGACATTGACACGGATATAAACGAGCTTGAAAGTTCAGGCGGCGACGCAAGGCTCGTATACAACGGACGGAACTCACTTACAGCTCAGAAACGGGCAAGTTATATGCTCGAAGGCTACTCAGGAACAATGTTCGGCGAGGGTGACTTTGAGATTACATACGATTTTTCCACAGGCATAAGACGCAATATTTTCACAAGTAAGACAGGCAAAGCTACTAAATACGGACGCGACGGCATGTCATTTCGCATTTTGTACGAGTATCTGTGCACGACATACGGTGGCGGAACATACTTCATAGACACCTATTTTGAGCGGTTTTTCCCTGCCTCTCAGGCATACCAAAAATATTTACAGCTTAAAGAGGACATTCAGGTAAACGTTGACAATGATATAAAGGCTATGAGGCAAAGCGGCCCCGAAAATATGCAGAACCGTGGAAAGCTCAGACGATTTGTGGAGGCTGAAGCCGGGCAGTATCTGCGTGGTGAGAAAGGACGTTTTACGTCGGTTGCCGACACTTCAAAAGCGGTTGAGGATTTTCTTTCCTCTGCCCTGTCCGGCGGCGCGTGGTCTAAGCTCCTTGCAGGAAGAAGAAAGCAGATAGAGCTTGAGCTTAAAGAGCTTTCTGAGCAGATAAGGCTTGATATTATAGCGAACCTCAGGGCCGGAAATCTTACAAGGCAGGCCTCGAAAGGAACGCTTCGCAGGCGTTATTTTATTCCTGAAATGAGCGGAGAGAAAGCACTTTTTTATGCCTCAGGTCAGCTTATAAATGATATGAAGATTTATGTGCAGCTCGACAGTGGAGGCTGGCAGAACGGAAAGTCCGCGCCTTTAATGGGACGAGGCAGAGGCGGATATAAGATTGTGGGAGGTGCATTATGACAGAACGGCATGACGGCCCGGATTTTAAAATAATCGGTGTTACGTTCGAGAGCGTCCGTGACGCGCTCACTTCCCTGTTTTTTGAGTATGAGGGAATGACCGAAGAGGAGTTTGATAAGTGCAAGGAATACGTTGTTCCTATGAAGCACAACTGGGAGAACCCTCTTGATGGTAAAGGCGAGAAGAACGATACATGGCTTCAGTATTGGATAAATGACGATGACAGGCTTTCTGCGGACTATAATGACTGTAATTTTAATGTGTGCCATAAGGTAGCTACAATTCAGGTGCGCTTCTTCGGACGCAGGGCTGAGGCGTGGGCAAAGAGCCTACATCATTTGACGAAAAGAAAGTCATGTGATAAGATATTTGCAGCGATATGTAATGCTGGGGCTTTCCAGTATGTTTCGCCTGTTACCCCTGTGAACGTTGACTATTTTGGTACGGGTAACACCGAGCTTGCTTTTTCAGTCGTGTTCAGGCTTGAGTATGATGAGATGCTTGATTTCAGTCAGGGCAAGTCAGGTGGGGACAGACTTATGTATATCAGCTTCCCTCCGGGGGAAGTTAGTAGATAAAATAGGAGGAATTGCAGCATGGCAAACCTAAACTATGTCGGCTCACTTGCTCAGGAAAGGATGAAATTCCGTTCCGTTACAAGCGTGGTCGTAAACAATTCAAATGAGCTGTTTAATGCCATGTCGATTTATGTTCCGAAGCGGTTTGCCGCTGCGAACATCATTGACTGGTCGGACAGCTACGTTACTGCAAATAAGCCTGCGGTGCTTACTGCGGTAGTTGACAACTATGCCAAAATCATCAAGGGTGACCTTCTTGACCAGTGGCAGCCTATTTTCCGCGACGACAGCAACTCAGATGTAGTTCTTTACATCATTGTTTTCGATGACGAGCAGGACGATGCTTGGGAAATCACTGACAGCGCAATCACATACGAGCCTCTCACAAAGGCTTTTAATGCACTGTTTGCCTTCAGCTTCTTCAAGTTCCTCTTTGACCCTTCATTCAACGGACAGCCTGTCGATATTCCTGCCTCAAGCGGCAGCAAGGCACTCATTTCTGCTTATATCAGGAATGATACATCTAACGGCACAAAGGCAGTCGTAAATCTGAAGCTCACAAACGGTACTGAAGCACCTGTAGAGGTTGCAGCAGGAACTCACAGCTTCAATGACGGAAACAAGACTTACTCATTCACTGTATCTGCTCAGACAATCAATGCTGGTGCAAACGTTACCATTTCAGGTATCAAGGCAGGCAGCGTTGGTTCTGACAGCTACCTTGAGAATGATAAGGACATCACTGCGATTGTTGACCCTGCTATTGCAGACATCACAATCACAATCGCAAGTTTCACACAGGGCATCAATGCCGGAGCAGGTCAGGCAGTTACAGTTCCTGCCGGAACTTATGCCTACACAGACGGTGGCAAGACATATAATCTTGTCGTTGACGAGGCTGCTTCAATCGCAGCAGGTGACAGCTCAGCTGTTGTTGACATGCCTGCCACAACAGTTGGTATTGACAGTGCAATTCCTACTGTCGGAACATTGGATATTTCTAAGTTCTCTCCTGCCCTTCCTGCCGGACTTGCAGTTATCTGTACTGAAGTTACACAGGGAACAGAAGCAAGAGAAGCTCAGGAAGATGTTCCTTCAATGTACTGGGATTTGGCTCTTGCCCTCGCTTACCAGTGTAAGCTCAATGTTCAGCTCTCATGGATGATTTGTCAGGTAAATGTTACCTATGATGAGGATAACAAGCCTAACAGCTCAGACAAGTGTTGGATTATCTATCAGACAAGACAGCAGCAGCTCACAGCTATGCAGTCTATCGCCTCAGGCGACAGGGCTAAATACTTTTGGGCAGCTTTGTACCTTATGGATGCACAGAATACTTCGGTTATCTGCCATTCAGAAAAGGTAAACATCTATGTTCAGGTACTCGCAGCTTGGTTCGCAAAACGCAACTCAAGCGGTCAGTACGTTGGTAACAAGATGAGCTTGCTCCGCCTTGACGGAACTAAGATTAAGCCTCTTGGTTTCCCTTCATGGCTTGACAGTTCTGTAAACGAAAACGACGCAGACCATCACGAGCAGCTTCGTGAAATGAACGTCGGCTTCCTTATGACAATTTCTGACAACTCAGTTCAGAATTGTGTGCTTTCAATGCTTCGTGGTATCGGAGACGTTGACGCAGGTAAGCCTTGTGCCATGCAGATGATAGCCAAGTTCGTTGACTACACTTGCTCAATGCAGGCCGCAAACATGATTTCCGACAAGGGAACACTTACAGCTCCTAAGCTCACCGACGAGGAAAGCTACAAGGATATTCAGAACATCGTCAAGAACAACCTTTCCCTGTTCTCAGGAACAAACGGAAGGCTTTACGGTGTCAGCCTCAGCTTCCCTTCATTCGACGTTGCAAAGAAGGGCAGAACAATGCTCTCTGCTCCTAACAGTTGGAATGCAATCTATAAGGACGACCTTGACGAGGTTGAGGTTTCAGGCTCAATCGCTCAGGTATAAGGGAGGAACTGATTTATGTATGCGAATAACAGGTTAGGTAAAGCACCTAGGGCCAAGTACCGCTCTGCGGGTGGCTCTAAATACTACTTCGGTCATCCGTTCTTGGCCGGACAGCTTGAGGGAAATGCCTCAGGCTATGAGGCAGACATTTCGGCTAACTTCAAGCTGAATGACCAGTTCTTCGACGCTGAGCCTCTTCAGGACGCTGCTGTTACTGAAGTTGCCGTTGACGGTTCTCTTATCGTCGTAACAAACACCGTTATGGCAGGTACTGCAACCTTGCAGATTTTGCCGGGCGACGGACTTGTTTCAAGTGGCGACCTTACCGCAATCGCTCCGTTCATCGTTTCAAGCGGTGACACACTTGGAGGTTATCTCCGTCGTGTTCGTAGCGTAAACGGAAAGGTTATCACACGTGTTTACTACGACGTTGTGTTCAAGAACTTCCCTCACGATAAGGACGCAGGTAATGCTGTTCCTATCTATCCTATTACCATTTCTTATGGCGGATGGATTGAGGGTGTTTCCCTGACTTCTGACGATGTTGTTAAGGCTCTTTGGGCAGTCGGCGCAGCTCGCGGTTGGAAAGGTAAGTTCAAGGCTGCTGACATTACTGGTACAAATGACGGAGAACATCCTGATTTTGATAATGTTAATGCCAATGCTTCTTACGACGCTGGCACAGCTTCTCTCAAGGACGCTGACGCTTCTTACGACAACTCAGGCGTTACAATGCCTGCGGCTGTATTCTCGACCTGATATTAAACGGAGGACGACATGGCACCTATGGCGGAAGGCACGGTCGTCCCTCAGTTCCTGTCGCTCGACGCTTCCATTATGGACGGCTCGGACGACTTGGAGCTTATCAGGGACTATATCAAAGAAAATCGCATAGAGTTCTGTATCTACTCCCCTGACGGCGGAAATGACCCGCTTAAAGGGGTGTCTTTGTTCGAGCAGTGCAGGGCTTTGTGTGACACGGATAATTTTGATAATATGTACGACTTCACCATGCACGTATTGCAGGGGAAAAGGCTCGTCATATACATTCGCGATGACGACGGCTCACGTAGAAAAATCGGTGATGCGGTCGTGCAGGACAAAATGGACGACATGGCTCTTGTTTACCCTGTGTTCAGCGAGTACCCGATTTTAATGAATTGGCTTGTGGAATGGATGGGTGCATATATATCAAAAAAATTTCCGCTGCCTACGAGCGGAACCGGGTCAAAGGCGGCGGAGAAGGAAGAAAAGAAGCCCCGGAAAAAGAAGCGGCTCAAGTCGGACAAAGCACGGCAAAGTACGTGATAAACATGGTGTTCGGAGAGAAACGCTCCCTGCTCTATCATCTTCACGCTTTTGAGGCGACACTTCACAGGGAGCCTCAGAGCTGGGATGACCTTTTTGAGTATTTCTCATTTGTAAAGGTGAGAAATATGCTGTATGATATACAGAAGCAGATGACAAGCGGGGGCAAATAAGTGAACATTTCAGTAGAGGACGAAAAAGTAGCATCTTTCGTGGCTAACCTTGTCGGGGACGTTATCGACCCTGATACAGGGCTTCCTTTCGCTGTTGAGCCACACACTAAAATGAAACTTGTCGAAGGCATCCACCGTATTTGGAATAAGACAATCGGACAGGGCCTAGACAAGTTGTCAGGATATGACAGTATAACAGCATTGAACCGCAGGAACGGCTCGGGACTTATGGAAGCCCGTTCTGCGGAAAATATCTCACCAAAAGAACAGAAACTCAGGAATGACGCTTTCGCTCGTGAGACTGAGGAGCTTGTAAAGAAGATGTTCCCGTCTAGGTACGAGAGCACTACTACAGACCCTCAGACAGGTCAGACTACGACCACTCCCACAAATGCGAGTATGCTCGACCTCAGCCGCGTCATTCGCTATCTCAAAAATGACAGGTCAAATCAGACATACCGCTCGACAGGTCAGATAAGAAACCAGCGTTCTCAGGTCATTACTGTCGGACAGAACGAGATTTCTAGGACAGGCGCGAACCGTGTAAAAAGGCTCTCAAAGGATGGCGGAACTTTCTCTGCTTCTGATGCTTCCGGCTACACATTCAAGTCATACTACGGCTCAAGAATGAATGATGAGCAGGGCCGGACGGTCAGTACCGTTCAGTATGTCCGCGACATGCTTCAGGAAACAATTCAGAATGAGGCTGATGAGGCTACACGTATCAAGAATGAAGAGGACAGTCTCTTGCAGACATACGGTGGCTATCAGCAGACGGACATAGACAGGTTTACTCAGGCCGAGAGAAAGAAAAAGCTCGCGGAGGCCCGTCAGACACAAGGCTACGCTATCAGGGCAAACACTGACCCTGATATTTTGAAATTACAGCCCGCTGCAAAGATTAAGGAGAGCCGTGCAAAGACTGAGGCTTCAACACTCGCATTTCAGGAAGAGTTCGACAGGACTAGGATGATTTTAGAGGCTGCTGAAATGCAGAACCTCGCGCAGAGCGGCATGTCTCCTGCGGACATTCAGAAGCACATGGCTTCCCCTGACGTTCAGGAATACATCAGGTATAAAGCTGAGGAGCAGTCATACGGAAGCAACCTTTCAGCTGCTTCACAGATGCTTGCTTCTTCTCCTGTTCAGCAACAGAGAAAGACTGATGTGCAGGGAGCTTTGAAGGCTGAGGAGCACGCCAAGAACGCTTATTGGATTACGAGAAAGCGTGAGGCGCAGCTTACGGCTCAGGCTACGGACGAGGAAGCAAAAGAGAACTTTTATATAAAGCAGTATCAGGCATATAAGGCAAACGGCACGCCGCTTTCTCCTGCTGCCCGTAGATTTTTCGAGGGACGCAGCGATTTGGACGGTGGTGAGATGTACCTTGCCAAGAACATGAGAAGCCTTGAGAGAGGCTGGCTTGTTCATAACTCGAACGTTGCTACTGCAAGAAACATTCTTGCCAATAAAAGCAAGTACGGAAGAAACTCAGCTGAAGTCAGATGGGCAAACAATATCATGCGCCGGGAGAAAAATCTCAGGCGTGGTGGTGGTCTTATAGGCCGTGTGTTTGGTGGACTTCCGCCTTGGCTTATCCCTGTCCTTGCAGGCGTTCAGCTTATAGGAAAACTTGCAGGGTTCATAAACGATACCCTTAATAAGATATACAAGATTGTAGACGGTGCCACTGCAAAAGCTCGCGAGCAGCAGCAGGCTCAGGATGCTTTGGGTATCAGTCAGTCTCGCGTGAAGTGGGCTGACAGCATGAAAAATGCTTTCGGCTATAATTTTGCCGGGGCATATACTGCCACTGCTAGAGGTCTTTCGGATATTGAGAGCCATGAGGCAGGAACTGAGGGAGCTGTCAAAGCGATGGCTCTTATGGGAAGCTCGGCAGGAATTGATACCACTATCGAGCAGGCCCTGACAGGAAAAGATACTGTTAAGGCTACTCATGCAGCTCTCGCGGCTTTCATTACAGGAACTGCGAACGGTGACACATATCTTGGAAAACAGAACTCGGCTCAGGCATACCTGACAAACTACTCACAGCTTGAAAAAGGTTTCGGAACTGATACGGCAGTGCTCGCAGGACAGCTTTATACTCAGTATAAGGCTATGCCTAAGGAGCAGAAAGCCGCCGCGGACGCTTATCTTCAGCGCGGTGACCTCTCAGGTTTTGTTGACGCTGTTGCGAACAGCACTGGCGGAGCCGGTATTGTTGGCATGGCCAATGCCTCCTCTGAATTGCAGTCAGGTCTTTCCGAGATGTCAAAAATGCTCAAAGACCAGGCCCAGCAGTATAAGGACAGCTTTGACGAGATTAGAAATCAGACAGCTTTGACTTGGGGGGATACTGCCTCTGCTT